TGACGATTTATTAAATGATTTGTTTGAAGATGAAGGATTAGAGTTTGAAAAACAAGATGTAACAGAATACCCGTTATTTATTTCACCTGAATATAAAGGTGTTAGTTTACTATCTGCCGCAGATTATGTTTTAGATAGAAAAGATAGAAGATTAATTTATGATAAAAAGTTTATATTAAGAGATGCTTCTTCTGAATTAAATAGACCAAAAGTATTTATTAATGAAGACGATTCAAATTATTCTGTAAAGAGCATTAAGAGAGGTAAAAAATTATTTAATGTATATAATGAAATAATTGTATATGGCCGAAATGTAAAAGCAGTTCGCAAAAACCTGAAAAGCATTAATAAAATAGGTAAAAAGACTCTGGAAGAAATAGATGAAAACCTTTATACTCAATATGATGCTGAAAGAAAGGCTTCTTCTTTGTTATCTTTACATAGCAGAATGAATAACTTAATTGAAATGGAAGTTAAAGGAAATAACTTATTTATATTAAAAGCAGGAGATGTTATTAGTATTGATTTTTCTAGCCAAAATATTGTAAGAAATGAGTATTTAATCATAGAGATAGAATATACTTTAGATGGATTTACTAAATTTAAATTAGGAGAATACTCTAAAGGATTAGAAGATAGATTTAGTGAATTGATGATGGCTAATACTAAGTTAAAAGGATTAGTCAGAGCAAAAACATTTAAAGAACCTTCTAAATCTAACAATCTATATGAATCTTTTAAAATTAAAGAAATAAGAATTAAAGCCCGATTAAGAGGGGCAAGCGGAGGGGCCACTCTTGGGTTCGCAACAGCCTTAAATACATCAACAACCCCCATTGGATTTACAGGCGGAACCACAGTAACCTATACAGACTTATTTGAGGAAGAACTATGATAACAGATAAAGCAAAGTCATTAATAGCAGATTATATTGTTACGACATTTACAAGAGCAAATGTTGGTTCGGGAGGGAATAACACTTCACCTGCTCAATTAACTTTAGATGTTCCTTTATTGGCTAATTCCGGTGCAAGTTATGGAAATACAGCAGTTGGAGTAAAATCAGATGAAAATGTAATTGATTTTAAGATTACAATATTAGGTTCCGATGCTTCTATAACAGGCAGAACAATACGAGAAATTAGTATTAATGGAGAAACAAGTGATAACCATATGTTTTTAAGGGTTCCTTTTGATGCAATAGGGCCATTTAGTTCAAGTGAAGAGATTGAATTTTTCATAGCGGTGGAGATAGAATGACAACAGTAGCGTTAGATAATTGCGGGATTTTAACAAAAATGGGTGATTCAAGCACTCATACCGGAGCATTAATTCCTCCGGTTGATGGAATAGATTTTCCCCATTCGGGTTTAATTAAAGTATTTGATGCTCAAAGATATGGGTTTCCTATATTAAAAGATAATAAAACAACAGGTTCAGATAGTAGCACAGCAGGGGCAGTAGTGGATAAAAATTTCAATATTAAAATGGATGATACTACAAGTTCTGGAAAAACAACTGTTGCCGTTATGTCCGGTGCAGTAATTAGAAATGGAAAATTAGTTAGTATCGCAACAGGAACTTCAACAGGTGTTGGGGCGCATTTAACAGAAGTAGCCACTTCTGCCACACCTGCTGGAAATGATACTGACGGATATACTCAATTTAAAGAACAAGGTAGTAGTGGAGAAAACTTTTATCATGTTATTGTAGTTAATCATGCTAATGCCATTAAAATAAGAAATCCTTCGGCAAAAGATAAAGTAGCAGAATTAGGTGCTGGTGATATTCCTATTGCTATATTAAGAGTCCAAAATGGAGAAACAAAAACTGCTCGACATATACAATTTTTAGGCACAGATAGAAGAGATGGCAGTTTAAGCATATATCACAACGCTTCTAATGTTCCAACAGAAGCCATGACAATTGAATCAAGTAATACCAGAACTACTTTTACAAATAAAATAGAAGATGCAGATATTAGGTTCATGTTAGCAGACAATACTGCTTCTGAAAAGTTTGAAATTTATGAGGATGATGGAGATACAGAAGTATTTTCAGTTAATGGATTAGGAACTGCTGAAGTTAAAGGAACCTTAATTGCTAATTCACTTAATGTAGGGGCTAATGCTGAATTACAAGTTACAGAATCTTCTGATAATATTACTTTTGCTAATACTGTTAATGATAAAACTTTGACATTTAGTGTATTAGATGATGGAGGAAATGCAAAAACTGCTTCATTTACTGCCGTTACACATGATAATAATATTCAACTTAAAGGAGTTGAAGAAGTTATTATTGTTGCTTTATCAGATGAAACCACTGATTTAACAACAGGAACAGGTAAAGTGGTAATGCACATGCCTTTTGCTATGACTTTAACTAAAGTTAAAGCATCAGTAAATACTGCGCCTCAAGGTGCGGATATACTTATTGATATTAACGAAGCCACCGCATCAGGAACAATTATGAATACACATGCTACTCAACGCAAACTTACAATTGTGGCTAATGAAATTACTTCGGAAACTGCTACGGGTACTAAGGTCGCAACATTAACCGATACTGCTTTAGCGGATAATGCGGCTATATTCTTTGATATAGACCAAGTGGGTTCTTCAACTGCTGGTAAAGGATTAAAAGTTACATTATACGGATATAGGACTTGATATTATGGGAGTCATTATTGTTAATTCTTTTAGATTTGGTTCTGCGCCATTAGCAATATCTTTAGATAGTGAGCCACCACCACCACTTGAATTAGCCGGTTCTGCCGGTGCAAGTATTGATTCTGTTTCAGGTCAAATAGATGTAACAGCGATTGCTTCAGGTGGAACTGCACCACACGCTTATGCTTGGACTGTTACTGAAACAAGTGATGGAGCATCCTGTTTAAGTGTATTAGCCGCAGGTACACAAAATACAGCAAGATATAATACATTAACAATAAGAAGTGTTACTCCATCAGTCCCACAAGTAAACGGTGAATATAGATTAACTTGCACAGTTACCGATGGAGTCGGAGATACCGAAGCGGTTGATGTTACTTTTCCCGTAGCCAGCATTCCAATCTGATTAGTTTCTCATTTAACGCTATTAATTTGTGATAGCAATTAAAAAACCAAAAAAAAGGCCGAGGGGCTTATTGCCCCCCGACTGTTTTTTCTGACCATATGCCTTTACAAGCACGACATTCCCACAATTTAATCTGTTCTGTTGAACCTATATAGAAACCTAGTAGTCTCTTGGCTACTGTCTTTTCTTTGCAGAAAAAACATTCTTGTTTTAATGCCATTTTATCACTGTTTATTATTATCTTCGTTCATTAAACGCTTCATGTATTCTTCAACGCTTTCATCAGTAACCGAAGTTGCTCCAAAAGCCGCAAAGAACAGAAGCATTAGAACTACAATAAAAATAAACAAGCCAAACCATTCCCAACCTGTCATTACCATTTCACCTCTAATTCTTTATGTTCTCCCTTTTCCATAGAAAAGGCTTTTACTATACCATTATCTTGACCATATTTCCATAGGTCATAAACTAATTGAGTGTCTTTCATACAGTATTCCACCACTTCATCATACTGACCCATTTTCCATAGTTTAGGTGCATCTGCACTATCCATTAGTTTGAAGTCATTCATAGTGCATTTTACTAGATTCTTTAGTTGAAATCTCTCACCATGTTCCTTTAATAGAATCTTAGATGTATCTATATACTTTTCATCTTTTAAATATTTAGTTATACAGAATATGTCCATAGAATCTCTAAGAACAGGTAAATCAAAAGCAACTAAATTATGTCCAAGCAATAGCCCTCCTTTCTGAAAATGGTCATCTAAATCATATTTCAGTTCTCTAAGAGATTTAACTATATGTCCTGACTTAGCAAAATCAGCACTTAATGGCTCATCAACATAAACTGTTCCGTTATTACCATCCCAAGTAGCAACTGTTGATACTTGAAACATATGAGTATTACCGAAACCGCCTATGTCATACGACATATTCTTAGTTTCTATGTCTAATGCCAATACTGACATTTAATCATTCTCCTGAATTAGACCATAGTTTACTAATCTTTGCCGCTTCTTTATCCACCGGAGGTTCGTCATCAACATCTGTTCTTCGCTTTAAAAAACAAACAATTTGAGAACCCGCAACAATAAGTTGAGAACAGCATTCCCAACCATCAGCACCATAGGTGTCTAATGTTTCAATTATTGTTTTTGGCCCTTTAGATACTTCAAATACTAGATATGTGTTTTCCCACTTCATTGTTCTTCACCTTTTACCATACGAATATATTTTGAACGACCATACCATGTTTCTTCAAACTTATGTTTAATAGTTTCA